TCCTCTCTTTCTTTAGTTATCTGCACCTCAAATATGGTCTGTCTTATGGGTATCTGATTCTCCGTATAAACATAGCTCTCACAGTTTGTCAGAACCCCGATAGACTCAAGGTAATTTTTTATCTTTTCTTTCATAGGCATATAGTTAAATGCCTTTGGAGTGAATAAGTTAACAGAGATATAGGCAATGTCATCCAGAACGTCATTGTCACCGAAAAAAGAAGGTCTTTCGTCCTGATAAGTGAACGTTATCCACTTATCATTTGTACCCTCATATATATCCGGGTTTACCGGGTACTTTGTTATGTTCTTCAGTTCCATTAGTAAAGGATTGACGTTCATTTATTTGCTCCTGTGAGCTCTTCCCACTTCTTCTGTAGTTTGTCCTGTATTTCAGACTGACAGGCGTTAACTGCGGGTGTTAACCACGGACGCGCCGCTTGATGGGCGTTCCCATAGTTCAGCCAGATTGCTTTCAAGGCGTTGCTGACCGGGTATTGACGGCTATGTGTTGAACTTCCGTAGTAGTGTTTTTTGCTCTGACCCTTTATATAGGTGTTAGCTATCCATGCGTCCGTCTTCGTCTTCTTGGGACGTGTGACAGATATACTCCCCGCAAGCTCCCCCGTGCCGCTATGAATAACGCCCGTCAAGTGTCTTGTGATAGACGTTTCAAGAATCGGGAGCACTTCGTCAAGCATTTCCGGCGCTAATTCGTCAAAGTCAGCTCCTAAAAGGTCTTGTAAATAGTCATCTGGTATATTGAACCCTAAATCAGCCACTCTCGAACCTCACGTTCTCCGCAAGTGTCAGCTCAACGGTCTCTTTGTCCTGTTTCTCATAGGCTCTGTAGACCGCATACCTGACACCCTTATAGTCGGCAAATCTCTGCCCGTCATACTCATAGGAATGTAAAACGGCGGTATGCACAGCATTGACGCCGTGCTCCGCCGCTTGAAAAAATTCTGTTGCCTTGACGGACTGCATATTACAGAAAACCGTTGTTTCCGTAGGTTCTCCATAAACAGGGAAACCGTCTTCATCCTGTCCGCTTGGGGTTTCCCCCACAAGCGTTATCTGGTCACTCCATTTATTCATGCACTATCACCCCAATCTGTGAACCCGGACGCCATGCTTAACTGCGCTTTTACTTCGTCATAGGCGTCTTTTACCGACTTCCAATGGTCTGAAGTAGCGGGTTCTCCAAAGAAAAGCTTACAGTACAGGACAATAGCACGAATTATGAGCGCATCTGTCGGCTCTACTCCGGGCTCTAAATCCGCATTTCTCACCCCGGCTATAGATAAGTCTATCTTTGCCGCTTCGATAAGGTCAGTCAATTCATCGTTAAACGTGTCCATGCTGACCCTCAATGAAGTTTTCACCTTTTGTAAAATCGTCATCTGCGCTCACTCCTTTATTAGGCTGTAGCGTTTGAAACGCTGATCACAGCGAAAGCGTCACTTGCTACGGGCTTTCCATCGCAGAGTGCAAGACCTCTGTAAACAGTTGAGCCCTTGCGGAACTCTACAGAGCTGTCTGACTCAATGGAAATGTCTTTCGCAAAGTTGAAAGCATAGCCTTCGCGGAAGTTTCCAAAAACGATATTGTCATAGCTTGCACCATCAGCAGAGTCTTCAAGGATAACCCTGTGTCCCAGAAGAGTATAAACAGGTGCACGATCTACGCCAGCAACACCCTGTACGACAAGAGGTCTCTTCTGGTCATCCTTTAAGGTCATAACCTTATTGAAGAATGACTTTGAAGACATTACAAAGATAGCGTCCCTGTGATATGCGCCGGGTACTGCCGCCATAGCCGCAAGGATATTGTCATAGGTTACAGAAGATGCAACGGGTGTAAGTCCACCGATCACGCCTGTAGGCTGTCCGCTTCCTGTTCCGTTAAGAGCGGCGGCGCAGATAGCGGCAATCATCTTCCTTGATAGGGTATCTACAAGCCAGCTCTGGAAAGCGGGGATTGAAGCCGCCTGTATGTCAGCGGTTATCTCGACAGTCTTAATGAGCTTATACATGGACAGACTCACGCTGTCTACTTCGTCCTCTGAATCGGTTGAAGCTGTACCCATATCCTTCCAGCTTGCATCATTTACAGTCTTTGCGAAAGGCACCTGAACATATCCGGGGAAACGGGTGATATTAAGTTCAGCATAGAGCGGATTGTCTTCAAGTTTGCCATATATCTGGTTAACCAACTCTGTAGGGATAACATCAGCGGCGCTTGTAAGTGCTCCCCTCTCTTCAACAGTCAAGTCCTTTCCCATCAGGTTCTTAAGGTATGCGTCCCTGTACTCTACGGTATCAGGTGCAAAAGTTCTCTTCTCTTCCACGGTTTTTTCCTCCACTATATTTTCTAAAACTACGTTGTTGCTCTCTGCGACCTTTGCCGCAAGTGCCGCCCTCTTTTCAGCGGCTTCCTTCAGCTCGTTTGTGCGTTCCTCTAACGCGTCAACCTCTGCGGTAAGTGCGTCAAGGTCAGCGTTTTCCGCGGTCATCTCTTCGGTGATAGCCGCTCTGCGCTCTTTTATGCCATCAGCGTCAAGAGCTTTGATCTCTTCTAAAGTCATCTTTACACCTCCAAAAGTCTCAATTTAAGTGCTATTAGTTTCCGTGCCCTTTCCTGTGCAAGTTTTCTCTGGGTTTCCTCCAGCTCTTCTTTGATGATTCCATCGCAAAAGCTTCTTGCGCTTATGGTAGTTCCGTCATTAGCCGGAACAGACACAGCCGAAACGTCATACAACTTGCCGATTTTTGTAATAGTCCGGGTGACTATCCTTGTCTTCCCTTCCGTTCTGCGGTCAATGTTTTCATCTGTTACCGTAAAGGCAAAAGACATTTTATCGGTATAACCGCCCTTTATCTCCGTGTAGAGCTGTCTACCAATCTCCGTGCCGCTTAAATCGGCGGATATAAATAAACCCTTGGCGTCCGTCCGCACGTCAAGAGTGTTATTTCTGATTCTTGCAAATACATGCCCTCTGTGGTCATACTGCATAATCACGTCTGACATGTCCGCCCCTATAAAAGCCCCAGCGTCTACCTGTTCAAGTATCCGCATTTCTTCATCCTCATAGAGGACATAGGGCTCATTAAAAGTAGTTGCGTACCCTTCAACGACCATCTTGTCAGAATCAGCCGCCCTCATTTGCATGGAGCGGTACTGAATCCCTTTGTCAATTCTCGTCTGTAATTCCGTCATTTTCGTTCACCTCATCCGCGTTTTTATACTCACCTCTTACTGTCCTGACGTCCCCGCCCTCTACGGGGTCAAGGTTAAGGATTTCCCTTGATTCGTTTATGGTGAAAATCCCTCTGTCCATGAATTGAGCTATCATGTTCAGCTTGTCTTTATTTGACATGTACTGCATTCGGTTAGCTGTCGCTATGGTCTTATTACCGTTCATCCTCTCTGTCTTACTGAATAAGACCCTTGAAAGAACGTCAGAAAACTGTATTGCAAAAGGCTCTATAGCGCCCTCATAGAATGCGCCCCACGCGTCACCCAATAATTTGTTCTGTAAGACGTCCTCATTGACACCGAAATAGTTGAACACGTTTGTCTGTATCAATTCCCGTTCCTTGGGATTGATTGAATAAGCGTGATAATCTATCTGCCTTATGTCATCATAGGTATTCGGGAAGAGTAACAGCCCTCCGCCTTCGGCTTCTTTGCTGAAGTTCTCCCGGCTGAATCTCTGGCGCTCTTTTGCCAAATCCTCCGCAAAAGAGAAGTTGTTGACCTTTGCCATGAAGCGGAATGTATTAGAGTTCTTGACCGCTTCTTTAACGCCCTGGTTCTGTAAATCAATGAGAGCCATGGTGTCCGTCAGAGCGGTGTTAGGCGTCCCGAAAAAGTCATCCTTGTACTGAAAGCGTGTTAAAATCCCGATCTCATTCAATGGCATTGCCGCAATCTGACCCGTGACAAATCTGTACCGAATCCATGGTGCACCGCTCTCATCCTGTACCAGACTTGTATTACTCGGTAAAATGGGATAAATACCGTTAAGCTCTCCTAAAGCTCCTAGAATAGGCACTATGAAAGCGGTGCATTGAATATCAAGGATTGTTGACAGCCTATAAAGGAACTGCGTCCAGCTCTGGAACTCATTAGGTTCTTCCGTTATGCGCCTTTGTAGCGGCTTTTTAGCTGTCCCCATAGTCTGGACTTTTAGTT